CGGCAGATAGAACGGCAACCGGAGCAATAGATTTGGTCATGGAAATTAACGGCGAGGGAGAAGCTATCTTGATTGACTCGTCAAGTGTTCGTCACTGTTCGGGCGGCCCATTGCTGATTGAATTCCCCATTACAGGAACGGGTGAAGCCTTCAACACCGGGCCGCCGTGATAACGATAGGGAGAAATACCGATGCAATGGAATCAAGATTATTTGGACGCATACGCTGAAGCAATCCTAGACGAAATCAATATCGCTATCGGCTCCGCTGGCGTGATCGAATTTCGCACGGGATCACCTCCGACAAATCCGACTGACTCCGATACTGGGACGCTGATAGTTACGTTGAATTGCGACGCTCCGCCGTTCAATCCTACCGTAGTTTCAAACGTCGCTCAGCTTAACGACACGGCTCCGGAAGTGGCCGTCGCAAGTGGCACCGTCGGACATTTCCGGGTTAAAGATAATTCCGACGTGTGCATTTTTCAGGGAACGTGTGGCGACGCTGGCGGAGTGGATATTAATTTCGATGACGCCGATTTTACTATCGGCGACGTTTGCGTTTTATCAATTCTCTCCCTTACGTTCGCGGTGACTCCATGAATATTCCCGTCTCAGTCAAATTGTCTGGGCAAGCGGCGAACACAACGAAGGCGACATGGGAATGTCGCCTTTGTCATCGCTCATTCAAGCTGCCCCGAGATTTTCCAGGGGAAGAGAAATTTCGTTCCGTCTGTGCCGACTGCGTCATCATCAAGTTAGTTGAGGCATTCCCCTTGCACCGGAAATATCCGTGACGTTATAATCTTGGTCCGACGTTTTCCTTGATCCCGTCAAGGAAAATAAAACGGCTTCCCACTTGATCCCTAGGCGAGTAACGCAAGATGCCACTCACCATTCAAGAGCGTAATAAGCTCCGGCCACTTCGCGGAAAAAAAGCCTGTGCAATACTTACGGGTGAACTACTAGAAATTACCTACATCAAGGACACGAAGGAAATTCGTCGTCCCGGAAAGCGAGGTGAGATACAAGGATTCACGAAGGCGGCCCGGTTGCGAATGCTACGCACGGTGGCCCAGATAAATTGGTGCGACGTTAAGCCGTCGCTGTTCATCACGTTGACTTATCCCGATCATTTATGTCGTGCAACGTCCTACGAAAGAAATCGCGATAGGTCATGGTTTTTTCGATCTATAGAAAATTACCTAGAAAAGAAAGTAGGTGCGTTATGGCGTCTGGAATGGGTGCCAAGGTTGTCGGGGCAACGGTTGGGGGAGTGGGAGGCACATGTGCATCTGATTGTATTCGACGTCCCATTCCTTCCTTGGTGGGAAACGAATCGTGCATGGCGTGTTGCCTTAGGTGCGGATGGTTACGTAAGAACAGAAACAAAAAGAATCACGGGAGGGAGGGACGTCGCAAAATACGTCTCAAAGTATTGCAGCAAAAAACAGGAAACTAGTTCTCTTGTGAATACAACATATCTCAACGCACCCGGTCGTCATTGGGGATTGCATCGGAGGGAGATGATACCTTTTGCCGATCGGTTGCTTTTATCCAACCTATCTGCCGATGAAATCCGCCTTGCCGAAAACGCAGCTTGTATGACATTCAAATTCTTCACCCGTGATACGCAGCAAGGCTTTTGTTTATTCGGAAAAAACGGGCGGAAGGCGGGAGAAGAAATCTTGACACGTCACATTGACAATGGAAAGGGTTTCGATTAAACTCGAAAGATCAAGTGGGAAGTCGGGCCGCACGGGTGGGAACCATGTTGTTCCTCTTTACCGGAGCGGCCCACTTCTTTTCTTGATTCCATCCGGCCCGACATTTCCCCTTGATGCGTTGCCAAATCCGATTGCGACCGATTGAAAACTTGCAAGCGTCGGTTGCTTTCGTTACATTACAGCAGCTTGCAAGAATTTGCATTGAGGTTCATATGTCCATTCCAGTAGCTGATATCGAAGTGGCAGAAATACAAATGCGTGGCATCATTACCGGAGGTGGAGCCGGTGAAGTCCGCACTTCCTTCGTCTTTCACTTCCGTCGCACGGCAAACGTGATCGCACCGGTGAAGGCCAGTATTAACACCGCGTTTCAAGCCATCATCTCCGCACCGATAGCCGCGGCCCTCAACGAGGACTGGGAAGGAACGACGAATACAGTGCGTTATATCGATGACGCACTGGACGCTTCGGCTGAATTCTCAAACGCCGACGTCGGAGCAATTACGGGAGATCGGCTTTCATCGGCTCTTGCCGCTTACCTCTTGATGCGAACTGGCGTCAAGGGCCGCGAATACCGGGGAAGCAAACACCTCGGGCCGTTCTCCGAAACCGACGTCACGCATGCGACCGGTTGCGACATTTTCAACGCCGGAGCCGTTACCAGATTGACGACAATTTGCACCGCAATCCTTGGAGGCTTCACCGATTCGACCGGTAACATTTGGGTGCCGGTCATCGTGTCCCGCAAGCTATCCCAGTTGCAATTTGATCCGACGATTGTCGTGCGGAACGACGTTATCCAAATCTTGCCGAACAAGCGAGTAGGAACGGAAACACGGCGCAAAGCACCGTCCCTTTACTAAGAATTTCACCCTATCGGAGGTTTGACAATCATGTTAGATCAAGTCGTTGGCAACGTGGACTTAGGCTTATTCCACGCACGAATGTTGACGCTGATGCGATCGACATTCCCGCAAGTCGCGATGGACTTGATTTTGCGAGAACAGCTGACGGATGGCTTTCAGTCGCGATACTATCCTCCCACCGGTGCGACGGTGGGAGTTTATTACGGGGGTGACAATAATCGCAAGGTGATGTATTTCGATGGCGTGGTGACGAACACACAAGCCGTGAATTTGATCTCCGGCTATGATAAATTTTTTGGCTTGCAAGTCATCCGAGGGCCGCAAGTTTGGATCTCCGAAAATCTCAACACGTATCTTGCCATGATGGAAGGCGGCCACTTGCAAACGCCGACTTACTTGGACCTCGTCGGCTACTCTGCCGGCGGAGCCGTTGCACAATGCGTCGCATTCGAGCTGCAGCGGCGGCGCAACACGCAACGAAAAAAGATATTCACGTATGGCGGCCCACGGCCCGGCGGCCCGTTTGTTCGCGACGCTCTTTCACGTACCCCGGTGATCCGCTACTTAACGCCGGGAGATGCAATTCCTTTGGTCCCACCACGGTTGCAAGACGCTCCGATGTTAGTTGCCATGTTGCCAGTCAACGTCATGTTGTCGTGGTCAAATATGGTCCATACGCACGGCGGCGTTGAAGTGGCGGAGGACGGGACTACCTCGGAAGTCGTCGTACCATCGCAAGCGTCAATGAATCCTGGGACTAGCCTTGCATCATGGTATTTTTCCCTAGATGGCGGATTAACCGGCCCTCACGCCATGTCTACCTATGTCGCTCATTTGTTGGCCGCGTCGCAACGTCGAGAAACGCCACGCGAAAAAGAAATCGACGCTGGCGGAGGTGAACAGCAAGACGACTTGAAAAAGAAAGACGTGAATCGCGAACGCGACCGTGTCGTGCAAAAAATTGCAAACTCGCAACGTCAGCAAAGTAATTTCATCGTCAATCAGCCGGCCGTTGCACTTTTCAAGCCAGTTCGTCAAGGTCGTTTGTGGGTGGTTTCATTTGGGGATAAAATCGTGGCCCAGGGGGTGCGTGAGGATACCTGTCGGCACATTTGCCGCGTCGGAAACGATTTCTTGAAATCACTTACGAAGCAAGGGATAGTTGATCCAATCGCACTTGCCGAACAGTTCAATAACTTTTTGGTGTTCGCGACGGCACCGGAAAGCGAATGGATTCCGAAGCTGAAAACAAACTTGGACGTGTGAAAACTTGATTAGGTAGACGTACCTATGGCTTATACACCTCCAAATTTCAATATCACGGTCAACGTCTGGAACACTGGCCACGTTCCAGACGTTGATTTTCCCGACGTGGTTGATCTGGCGGCCCAGTTCTATATTTACAGTCGCGTTAGTGCAGATATTCACCCCTGTGAGCTAGAATTATATCACCCTCTGACGCAGATCCGCCTTCCGCTGGCTGCCATTGCTTTGTGGGTTGCAGGGCAGATTTTCGAAGTGCCGGCCGCTTCGGGCAGATTCTATCGTGCGAAGCTGAAGGATCGGATTCACCTCGGGTTTCCAAACGAATATCTTGTGGCTTATGTCGTCCAATGCAATGAGCTTGGAGAGCCATACCAGCGTGACATTGAAGGCTCAGTCCCATGCGATCATGTTCCGGCAGATAGAACGGCAACCGGAGCAATAGATTTGGTCATGGAAATTAACGGCGAGGGAGAAGCTATCTTGATTGACTCGTCAAGTGTTCGTCACTGTTCGGGCGGCCCATTGCTGATTGA